GGGTGAAGCGCTTTTAAGTGAATCCCGTTGGGGCGATTTGCACACTTATGGTTTACAATTGCTTGTTGCTCACAACATCACACTGGCCGCTTTGAATGCCACAGCAGGAACAAAAGGAAAAACACCCGGCCAACAATCTGGAATTGTATCTAATAAAGGGGCGGGTGGGGCAAGTGTAGGATATGACACCGGATCGGTAAGCATACAAGGTGCCGGTGATTACAATTTAACATCGTACGGCCGTCAATATTGGCAGTTAATGAATGTTGTTGGTATGGGCGGGGCGTACACATGATCGATTTTAAGGTAAAAGAAAAATTTAAGGATGTGTTCAAAGAAGAAAAAATCCTTAAGCAATTAAAATCCTTAAAACGAACGGAAATTTTGGTTGGCATACCCGAGAAACGGTCAAAACGAAGAGGCAAGGGGCAGATGAATAACGCAACTTTGATGTACATACATTCAAAAGGTTCTGCGGTCAATAAGCTTCCTCCAAGGCCAATTATAGAGTCTGCACTATCAGACCCCGCAAACGCTGCCCGAATATCTAAGGATTTGCGGGAGATTGCCATAGCCGCGTTGGATGGTAACCTAACCAAGGCTAAAACCTTGATGAAGGTTACTGGTCAAGATGCTGTTAATATTGTAAGGGATTGGTTTGATAACCCAAGCAACGGATTGATGCCTGATAAATCATCAACAGTGGCCGCAAAATTAAGGAAGCTTAAAAAAGTAACAACAGCCGGTGAAAGAAAAGAGATGCTTGAAGATTATAATGCGGGTGTTGGCGGGATAAACACAACTTTGGTGGACACTGGGCAGTTACGCAGAGCAATCGATTATGTGTTGAATGAGGATGCAAATCGATGATTGACTTATCTGAAGTTATAACTGATGATGATTTTGCCCAAGAGTTTACACTTTATCGAAGCACTGGTGATTGGGTTGCTGGTCGTTGGGTTGAGAACACAAAAGAAACTGTTGTTATGGACGGTACGATTGTTCCGATGAGTGCCAGAGAAATTCAACAGTTGCCAGAAGCAGACAGAATAAGAGGGTCAATCAATATTTTTACAACAGAAGCGCTGTACTTGACTACAGCAGAAGGAACACAGAGAACGTCCGATCAGATTTTGTGGAAGGGCGGACTTTATAAACTTATACAAATTAACGATTATTCTGATTTTGGGTTTTATGGCGCAGTTGGCCAAAAGATTGAGGGCGAATGAGTTTACGAACGATAAAAGAATTTGAAGACATCATGCAGCCTATTATCGGGTCCTTACTGGGGTGGTCCTCTGAGGATATCAGGAAAAACGTTCGTATTGGCTGGCAGCTTGATGGACCACCGGCATTTAAGATTACGGACAATGTTGTTTTTATAACAGCTACTCCTGTTGATGACCCTTATAATAGGCAGCATGACGTTCTTATTGAAGCCGGTTCGCCTGATCTTGCGATTGCAACGGGGATGACAAGAGTGACAGCTTTAAATGTGATTGCTTATGGCCCAGACGCGATGAGCAATTTGCAAGCGGTAAAAATTGGAATGTTTTACCCAGCAACAAGAAACACGTTAACATTAGAGGAGATTTACCTTATTTCAGATGTAGTGGAAGCTAAAAGGGTTCCAGAATCATTTCAAGGGCGATGGTGGGAAAGAGGAGATATGCAGCTCAGATTTAATGAGTTGTTAATTGATACGCAACAGCAAAATGAGATCGATAGCGTTGAGGTTTCTATTGATGAAGAAGATAGAGCAGCAACGGAATTTACAGTGCCAAATAATTAAGTTGAGGTGAAAAAACAATGACGACTTTAAATTTGAATGACATTATCACAATCGCGGAGTATATCTCTCCTTTATCTGCGCCCAGATCAACGTTTGACCAATTGCTGGTGGTCGGAACGTCCGGGGTGATTGATACAACGGAGAGACTAAGAGAATACACAAGTGCATCGGATATGTTGACTGATGGATTTGCTCTGGACGACACTGAATACCTTGCCGCTCAGAAATACTTTTCTCAATCACCGGCACCAACAACCCTGTGGGTTGGTTGCCAGAGTGTATCCCCAGCAGAAACTTTTGTGGAAGCAGTCGAAGCATGCCGAAGAGCAAATCAGGAGTGGTATGTGGTAGTCTGCCCCGAAGCAGCTAAAGCAGATCATTTGTTGCTTGCTGCGTGGGCTGAAGCGGCTTCCCCAAGTTCAGTGTATGCCTTTACCACGTCTGATTCTGACTGTATCACCAATGTTTCAACGGACATTTTCTCGATGTTGAAGGCTCTCAGCTACAAGAAAACAATCGGTCAGTATTCAACGACAAGCAACATCGCAATCATCGCAATCATGGGGTATGCAATGGGAGCAAACAACGGTTTGGCCAATTCCGCTTTCACTTTGAAATTCAAGGGCGAAGTCGGAATCACTGTTGAACCTTTGACAGAAACTCAGATGGGCTATCTCGATGGCAAGAATGGAAACAGTTACCTGAATTTCGGCAACTACTACAATTTCTTCAAAGAAGGCAAAATGGCAAACGGCTATTTCTTTGATGAAATTATAAACTTAGATATGCTGCGGAACGACATCCAGTTAAATTTGATGGATGTTCTTTATCAGACAACCAAAGTTGCCCAGACCGATGCCGGTCAGTCACAACTATTGCTGGCATGTAATCAGGCTTGTGACAAAGCCGTTGATCGTGGTTTTCTTGCCCCCGGCACATGGACAGGCGTGACCGTTCTCAATCTGGTTTACGGAACAACTCTGGCAAAAGGCTATTTATGCCAGTCAGAGTCTTACAGCAGACAATCACAGGCGGATAGAGAAGCAAGAAAAGCAATGCCTATCTATGTTGCGATTAAAGAAGCTGGAGCAGTTCATTCAATTTCCATCGGCATTTACATTAACCGGTAAGTCAACCGTTTTGAGGAGGGTATAAAATGAGACATTCGACATACAGTTTTTTAGATTTGGCAGGGGCAATTTCACATGCATTATTCCCCTTGGGTGTGTTTCAGTTCACTGGGGAGGGTGTTGGCGAAGTAACTGTTGCAATGGATACAGAAAGAACGGCACATGATGTCGCTGCGGACGGGTCCATTATGGTTTCAAAAATTGCTGGTAATGGTGGGAAAATCACCATCAATTGTCAGCAGACTTCTGTTGTCCATAAATATTTGCTGTCACTATACAATTATTGTGTAGCGGCCCCAGCAAACGAGTGGGCAATGATGGCAATTGTTCTTCGTAACGTTAACGATGGGACAAGTCATACCGCGTCCGGTGTGTCATTTGGAAAGATGCCCGATAAAGCTTATAAAAGCCAAGGGGAACGGGTTCAGTGGGTAATGTGGGCGGCCGATATCACCACGATGAATGGTTAAAATCGATTAAAAAAGGGAGAAAACACAATGAAGGAGACGTTTAAAGATATTGAAATAGGTGGCAAAAAGTTTCGTATCAGAAAATTTGATGCGTTAACCGGTTCATATATTATTTATACACTTTTAACCCAAATGCTTCCGATGGGACTGTCAGAAAAGATTGACGGCCTTCCTAGCGGAGACTCCAAAGCTCCTCCAATGACCAAGGAAAAATTTATGGAGGTTCAGCTTGACTGTTTACGAGCCTGCTCGGAAATTGTTCCGACAGGCGACACAGTTACTCCTATTCCTCTGTTAACTGCTGATGGAAGATGGAGCTCAGAAGAGCTCGCAAGTAATGCTCCTTTGGTCATCATGTTGACAATTCATGTTCTGGGGTATAACGCACAAAGTTTTTTCGACGAAAACGTCTTGGATATGTTCAAGACGAGTATAACCCAGTTGAGTTCCTCGTTTGCCCCAACCTAGACATGTTTGCTTATGCCCCGGTAATGATGGGAGCATGGAAACAACATGAAGTTTGGGACGGGACATATAACTATGATGATCTGTTAGATTGGCACGAGATGCACGAAGTTAAACAGGTTAACGAGCGACGAATCCAAGAGTACAATGCGGCATCTCAACAAGGAGTAAACAGTGGGCGCTGAAACTGAAGTATTAAAAGAATATTTGGTAAAACTTGGGTTCACTATTGATAGCCCTGCTCAAGCTAAAATAAAGCAAGCGCTTTCTGCCCTAGAATCAACTCTTACTTCCTTGTCAAAAAATCAGGCAATGGTTGTCCTTGTAAAAGGGATGACTGCTTATGCTGGCGCGATCGCTATGGTTGTAGCCGCTTCTGCAGGATTGATACAGAAAACTGCTGACGCTGATATGCATTTTGAAAAGCTTGCTCTCAATATGCATATGACCAAGGAAGCTGCCAAGCAGTTAACCATTGCCCAGAAAGC